CCCGATGTTGAGGTAGTGTGGTATATGTTATCAACCGTAAGTGGCTGTGCGCCCGTTAGTGTTCGATGTGTTGTCAGGTCGCTTTCAGCTGAACGCTGATTTAACACTACAGTATCGACCTGCGTACCAAGTGGTGATGTTCTTGTTAACAAACTACCAACAACCTGTGTGAAGTTATCTGTTGTGGATTGCATTCTTAGCGTGGAACCATCTATTCTACCGTACACCCCAGTGGCGCTGGTCGACTGTAACCACGATCCGTCAATAACTGTAAAATCACTGGAGGTGTGTTCGGCTGTTATCTTACCATCGAGAATCACTGTCTTCTTTGATGCATTATCTGTTGTGGTGAACGTTAGCCCTGAAGCATCAAGTTGCGATGTGTTGACGCCATTTGTTTGTTGTAGTTGCTCACCATCAAGCGATGAATAATTTGTGGCTGTTTTCATTGATTCAATCAATCCACCCACTATAGTGGTTGTATTGTTTGATGTTCCATTGAAGGACACAAATGTTGGCCCTTCAATGGATGTGTAGTAAGCAGATGTTCCAAGAACGGATTTGAATTCTGCAGCGTCAATTGAAATATCATCGTTGTCGACACCGAAACGATAACGGTTAATCAACCCTGAAGTTTGTCCTTCAAGAGATACGAAGCCGGGACCATTTCCAGCACCGTACAGAAAATCTTTTGTGACGAGAGTGTATCCACTGTCGCTCAATTCGGTGGAAGGGGTATACGCTTTACCTTGATTAGCGCTGTATGTATCAACAACAAACGCACCAGCTGCTATATCACCAAGATCATTGTCGTTGTTTGTAATTACAACCCGCTCATCTTCGATTGTGATTCGGTTAGTTTTAGTACCGTTGTGCTTGATCAACATTACGTGGTCAATGTTGGAGTTAAAGCCTGTAGGCCCTTGTACCAGTGTTAGCTCCGCTCGTGTTACCCCCGTCTCATTAAACATTACTGTTGGGTTGTGGTTCACTGTGCCATCGGGTGAGGATACAATCAGTTGTCCGCCAACAGCGTTGGATATTTCTAACGGACCTTCCATCGTTTGGGAACCAGTTTTCGCGACGAATCCAGATCCCGCAATGTAGTCTTTCGTCACCAATGTGTTGCCTGGGTGTGCTGCTGTGATCGTCTCACTTATACGGATTGTTCCATTCCCTAGCGTTGAGCCTGTTCCTTTCTCATACACCAAACCATCATCTTGCATACGAAGGCGAGCAATCCAACTTGAAGATGTCACGTTCTCCTTAGACCACACAAGATGGTCAGTGTCTGACGAGAACGCGTTACCGTTCAAATCAACGACGCCTGGTTCAAATGTGGACGGATCCTGAATTAATGCGATTTGTCCTTTGATTCCGGCTGTATCGTACATTTCCAAACTTGTTGAAACACCAGCACCTGATATGGACATTCGAATGCTAGGAGCAGAGTTGACGATATCTACGTTTCCTGACATCGTGCCGCCCGTTAGTGGCAAGAACAGGTCTGGGTCGGCACCGGCAGTTTGCCAAACCGGTGTCCCTGTCGGATCAACACAAACATAAAGCTTATTATCAGTTGTGTTATACCACTCCTGCCCCCTAACAGGTTTATTGATACCTGTGCTGACCCCATCCGGGTTGTATGTGGCTGACGCAGCTGATAGTTTGCTTACGGGGCGCGGTGGATTAGATCCAGCTTCCTCAGGACATGCAAAATTTTCAAGAATACGCAGTTGGTTTTGGTCAACACCACGACCCCAATTCAGTGTACCTTGACCATACAGGTCAAGATCTGTGACACCAGACGTTCCCGACGGTCCGTTTAACTGGCCTGGTGAAATTGTGATTGCACTGCCGCCATTTGTGTACTTAATCTGGTAAATTGCCATGAATGCTCCTGTAAACACAACACGGACCGCGAATAGATCCAGGTGTTGTATTTACAAGGAACGTCACATGGCGTAAACTTTATTAACTACCCGATGTGATCAACAACCACTTATTGCCTATAGCTATGTAAGCGTGGTTGGTGTACACTGCCCCCTGGACTTGATTGAACGGGTCAGAAGGTGGTACTGATGGACTACCACCCGCTGCTGCTATCCAAATATCACCTGTTCTAGCTCTTGCGTCATCTGGATCACCACCTGCAGAGATGCCTCGTTGGTTTCGGTCATCAGCATTTTCAATTCTCGGAGCTTCTTGTTGCGTCCATATGTTGGCCGCAAAATCGAAACGCTTATTGGTTTGTATGCCATTATCTCTAGTTAAGTTCATCTGCGTTCGGTTGGTGTCAGCCTCTGATGTACCCGCGGATGCCTCACCTTTAATCGTAACGGTGTTATTGCCAGCATCATAGAACATTCCACCCTTGGATTCATTGGTGATGGTGGAACTATTCACGTCACCTTCCCAGAATTGATAACCAACTGTGCCAGGTTCGCTGAATCCCTTCGTCCACATCTTCACGCCAAAGTGGTTGTTTGTGTTATTGACGTTGTTTGTACCACCCTCACCTGATATGTGGACGCCTCTTTCCGCAATTGTCAATGCCGTTTTTTGAATGTTGTTTGTGTACTTCGTTAATCGTAACGTATCGCCGCCACCGTCACCCGTGGCACCATTTGCTGACATCCACTCAACACCGCCACCTTTTGTGTGGCCTGTAATCGTATCATAAATCGTACTCGCACCCCCAGTGTAAAAAAGCATGCCACCGTCACCTGATAGAGTGCCACCTGGGACAATTGCGTGTATGAAAGCACCGCTGTTAGTTGATCCCAATTTCAACAACCCCGGTTGTAGCTCTGCATATCTTGATTGGATGCCACTAGGGTCGTCATATTGTTGTAGGGTACTGCCGACAATGTGTGTGTAATCTCTTCCGTTGGTAACATCTGGGCCGATTTTGAGTGAATTTGTCATTGTTCCAACACCACCCTCAATTACGGTCTGTCCATCAACAGAGTCCGTTGATCGAAAATATGGTCCATTAATAACGGTGTCATTTCCTGTAGATGCTTGAAATGTTACATTACCGTCCTGTATTACAGTGTTCCTCGTAGTTGCGTTGGTGGTTGTGAAAGTCAGGCCCGACGCGTCAAGTTGTGATGTGTTTACGCCGTTTACTTGGTTCAACCGTTCACCGTCCATCGTGCTTGTGTTTGTTCCGCCTTTCTTCGATACAATACTTGCGCCGAATATTGTCGTGGAATCGTTTGTTGATCCATTTTGCGACTCGAATGTTGGACCATCGATGGATGTATAGAAATTGAAAGCCCCAGTAATAGACTTGAAAGATGCTCGTTCGATTGTGATGTCGTTGTTGGGGACGCCGAATTTGTAGATTCCGTCCATATCCGTCGTCTGTGATGTGAGTGATACGTAATTTCCTTCGACATAGTCCTTGGTTGTTAGCGTGTACTGGCTGTCACCAGATGTTGTGGATGGTGTATGTATCTTACCCTGCTCTGTACCAGAGGTCCATATTGTTGTTCCGTTGATTGGCGTTTGTCCGGTGATAAACACCTTATCATCTTCTAGCGTTACACGTGTCCGTTCTACAGACCCAACACGTTTTGCCAGAGTCAGGTGGTCAATGCTACCTGACTGTTGGTCCAGATACAGAACACCTTTTAAGTTGGTGGTGTTGTCATAAAACTCAAGGTTGACATCTGAAGTGTCGCCTGTGGAGCGTAGGCGTAGACGGGGAGCACCCTCAACAATGTCGAGGGCACCCGTCATCGTTTGGGTTGATGTTACATCCTTCCGGACAACACGATTTTCAAGTTCTGCCTTCTCATCGGCGACCCATTTCTTTGTTGTCAGTGTTGATTCGGTGTGAATTGTTGTGACAGGCGTGTCCACGCGAATCGTTCCATTGCCAACACGTCCACCAGTGTTTTTACGAATGACGATGCCATCGTCTTGGATGCGGAGTTGGTTGATCCACTGGCTTGAATTCACATTCTCCTTAGATAAAACGAGATGGTCTGTATTTGACGGATATACCACCTGATTTGGAGTGTCTGGGTAGCCAGTGTCTGCTGGATATGCTGGAATTACTGTTGGGTCCACAACAGTTGGATCTTGCACCAACTCAAGTTTACCCTTGATGCCACCACTATCTAACAAACCGTAACGTGGTGTGACGCCTACTTGATCTACAACACCTGTGAGCAATCCGCCCGTTAGCGGCAAGAATAAATCAGGATCAGCACCTGCCGTATCCCACGTTCCGCTACCAGATGAATTTTTACAAATATACAACTTTCCGTCGGTTAGGTTATACCACAACTGTCCTACCGTTGGATGGTTAATACCGGTGCTAACACCATCACCACTATATCCTGAAACACCCATATCGTCTTTGTTTACGGGACGAAGAGTGCTGCCAACAGCTTGTGGACACGCCCAGCATTCCAACAAACGTAGTTGGTTTTGGTCGACGCCAGCACCCCAATTTAGCGTACCTTGACCGTACAGATCGAGATCAGTTACAGGGTTTGTGCTTGCTGAACCATTCACCGAACCAGGTTGGATTGTGATTGTGTTTACACCACTGGTGTACTTAATCTGATAGATTGCCATTAATTCTCACCCGTGGCACAGAATGTGCCTATTTGGTGTTATTTATAGCGAAAGAGCTTCGATGTAAACTTTCATCTGATCAACATCTTCGGGTTGGTTCGTAAACTTCTCTGCCCAATACTTCGGACGAATGATTGATTCCATTATCATGCGATCCTCGGGTGTGCAGACGTTGGTGAAGAACACTCTGAACTTCTGGCTCTTCAGAAGTATCCACGGAGATAACCGTCGCTGTCGCAATAATTGGATAACTACTGCTGGATCAACGTTCGTGAATACTTCGCTTGCATCAGGCAAATCCAGATCATCAGCCATCTCGTACAGAGTGTCAACAGTGATCATAGCGTGATTTGCTGGGCTCTCTTTGCGATCCATCCAGTCGATATACAACGCATACGCTTCATTGAGGGACCACATTGTTGGCGCTATACTACCCGATGTCATGATTCTGATATACGCGTCAACGTCGGGTATTTTCACCTTGCGGGCAAATTCAGCGAATTTCAGGAATGCGTTATAATAAGATGACTTCAGGAATGCTTCAGGTTTTGGAACCTGCCTGCGACTCGCTTTCATCCACTTCTGGTAGAACAACAGCGCCGCCTGACCTGTCGGCGTCCGTAGTTCACTATCCCGTTTCATTTCTTTGCAGGCGTGTTGCATGAAACGTTTTTCGATTTTGAAACGTTTGCGGCAAAAGCTGCATTGAAAGGAGTGATCCATTTAGGATCTACCCTTTAGTTCTTTCTTGATAGTTTTAATATCTTCAGGTTGTCTGCCCAGATGTGCAGCATACAACAAAATATCAGCATCAGACAATAATGACATCGCTTCAATTGCATCTCCAGTATTGTATCCAAAGTATTCCCTGATCACGTTTGTGATCGTCGGTGTCTTGGATGTCGCTCTGCCAGCAGCTTTCACCCACTTAACATTGCCGCCATTTCCTGATGAAGCAGCTGTGAGCAAATTAGCCATCAGTTCCTTGTGGTGAGTTAATGGGAACACGTACGGATTAACAATTTCATTCAACATAACAACCTGACCTGCGTCTGATGTTCCTGACAGCCAGCGAGAGATTACAAGCGGATGGAACCCCTTACGTTCTTCGTCCGTCATCTTGCTGTAATATGCTTTGTTCTTCTTCCCTATGCTACCAAGCACCTGGAATATGTTGAGTTTGTGTGACTTTGTGGTAGTGTTCATGTGTCTTATGTAACTCTAATAGTGTTGCTTCAATCTGCTGGTTGGTGGTTGACAGCGATCCTGCGGTTGCAAAATTTACAGGTTACAGTATGTTCGTCTGTGAGCACAAGGTGTTGGTATGGGTGAATACATTCAGCTACCATCAACTCTCGCAACTGCTGAACTTCATCAAAAATCGGCATCTTCTTGCCTTGTAGACTGATGATTTCTTCTTCGATTGGACGCAACTTTGCCAGTAGTGTTACCATGTTGTCCATCTTACGATTCCATGAAGTTTTTTCGCTTCTATCGGAGTGGTTGGCAACAGTTTCGAAGGTACGGCGTTCGAGTTCTTGTTCAGGTGTTTCATTCTCAGGTTTGGAGCGTCTAGCCATTGTTATTGATCTCTGGTTGTTTAGCAAGCCACAGGCAAACATTTGCCAGGGTATTTTCGTTCAACTTGTCATCAGTTATTACGTAGTCGGGGACGATACCTGTTTCGCTGAATTGTTGTTTCAGATCGTCCTGAGCGAGTCGTTCAACGATCATCTCATTTGTGTCACCACGTGCAATCATATTTTGTATCAGACGTTCTTCGGAAATGTCAAAATATACAAACATAGTTCGGATGTTGTAAAACATAGCATCCAACGAATACTTAAATGCTTTGGCTGACGATGGGGTGACAACCAATGTTACAATGTTGTCAGTAGTGGTATATTCACTAGCAGATGAACCATACAAATTGCCACCAAACTCAGTTGTCTGTACCAACTCTTGTCGTGATTGCAATTCACGGAAACGTTCCACCGTAACGAAGTGGTAATCAACACCATCCTTCTCACCTTCACGAGCCGGCCTGGTTGTTGCTGATATAGCTTTGTGAACCCCTTCGTGTTCACATAATCCCTTTTCTAGTGTGCTTTTGCCACAACCTGACGGTCCCATCAACATCAATACTATTTTATCCTTTATCATACCATACCCAATTGTATAAACATAGAGGCCGCGTTGATTTCGGGATCAGCAACTAATGAGTGTTTGTATAGATGTTCAGCGATGATCACCATTCCGTCTTCCCACTTAGACTGATCTTGAAACTTTGGTGCTTTGTCCAGGTTCTCATACAAGAATCGATAGACGTCTTCCCACTCCTCTGCTGCGACATTACCACAAGCTAACATTCTAGCTTGTTGCCAGTTGTCTGCATTTAATGCATCCAGTAAAGCGAATTTGTAATCACTATCTTCACCATTTTGTGAAATATCACCAAGTACACCATCGTTGGTATTCTGTTGCAGGAGGTTGACGATCTTACGTATATCTGGATACCCAACTGCAACATACTTGTCAAGTAGATCCAAATCAAATTTGACACCTTCAGCAAGAAGAATCTTGCACGCATATTCAGTAATATCATCTTGGTTGGATGCTTTGAATCTGAAGTGTTGACAACGCGACTTGATCGCTGGAATGATTTTATTCTCGTAGTTGCAAGTTAAGATGAAACGAACCTGCTCCGAATACTCTTCCATTAGACGACGCAAGACTGCTTGACCGTTTGGTGTGATGTAATCAGCTTCTTCCAAGTTTACTATCTTGAAATCACCCATTGCAAACGTCATGACGAAGTTCTTAATCTTGTCTCGCATTACATCAACGGAGTTTTCATCGGATGCGTTGATCACCATAATGTCCATTGGATCAATATCCAGATGCGACATTAGTATTTTAGCTATTGATGTCTTTCCTGACCCTTGAACCCCTGATAACAACAGGTGCGGAATGGTCTGGTCTGATATGAACCGTTCAAATGCGTTCTTCTGCTTGTCGTCGTGAAATACATATTCGCTTAATTCGGTTGGGCGGTACGCTTCGACCCAAAGTGCGTGTGTGCTCATAAGTGTTATTTGATCTCCTAGATGAGATCATTATACACGAAATGACTACTTCTCGGCAACCTGCTTTGATGTATCATTGTGGTCTTGGATACGCTGCAAAATCGCTCGTTCTATTTGTTTAGGGGTCGCGTCGACAGTTGGAGCAAAAGGAAAACGCTCCAACTGTTTAACGGTATTGATCTTCGGTTTTGGTTCTTTGTCAGTAGTCATGTACCCACCTTTTGACACTATTTATGCAGCGTCTACCAACAGAACCTTCTCTTCGTCTGTACGCCAAAATGATACACCTTCGGTCCGAACTTCGTTGGTCCATTGAAGAGCTTCAATGCAGATACGAACACCAGGTTGGATGTCTTTGTCCACTACGGAATTGCCGACTGCCAATACTTTACCCCAACGAGGATTTGCTGTTGATCGTTCATGGCTCACACCCAGGTACAAACCGCTTTCAGTTTGATCTTTAAATCCCGTGGTGTGTGTGCCACGCTCGATGGCATCTTCGAATTGGAAGATAATACTGTTGTGTAGTGGACGGATATTCATTATTTGTATTCCTTATGTTTTTCGTCGTGCTTTTTGTTGTGTTGTTTTTGGAGCGGTTTTGTTTGGTTCTTCAACATCTTCTACTGGGTCGATAAATTCAACGTCTGCTTGATTCACATCAGGAGACCGAGGCTCAACAGATGTTGGCTTCGCTGGTGAAGGCTTAACGGCAGTTGACAGAGGCGTTTTCTTCATGTTCCGCATCCGGCGTCGAAGTCTAGCGTCAATGTGATGTTGGCGTGCAGCCACATCAGTTGGTGCAGGCTGTGAACCAATAGATTCTTTAATTTTCATCAGATCGAAGTCGACAACTGTGCCTCTAGCACTGCGTATCTTTTTCATATTACATTCCCATGTTAAGTGCTGCGCAAAAATTCTGTTATGTCCAGTTCATATTTCACACTATCAATATCATGAACACCAATTAAGTACAAGACATACGACGACACACTGCTTCCACGTCCAACACCCCACATCACATTGTTGTGGTTAAGAGTATTTATAACATAAATGAGGACCCTTAAAACATCCATCAACCCACACTTACGATACAAAGACAATTCGTCTACGACCCGTTTACATCTGTGTTCAGCGTCGCTGGCATCTGGATCAAAATTGGTGTCAGACAGTAAGTATTCCAGAACGTCCAGCTCCCGATATTCATCAGGAATGTTCCATTCGTGAGAAAGGGGTCGCGTTTCGGTTTTAATTCCAATCTTCTTACTATCTGTCACAAAAGAGTTATACTGTCGGATTTCGTCCGTTATTTCATCAACAAATAACCCCTCAATGGGCAGCCCGCCAATCAATGAGTCAACAATCTCTTTGGAGTTGATGGTTGAATCACCATCAAACCAGAGTGTCCTGTCTTTCAGTTTAACCGAAAGTTGAGGTTGAGTATTCGCCATCGATATCAGGTGTCTTTAAAACCTTCTCACCATTCTGTCCTGTTTTCACCTGCATACCCATGTTTTTGGCGTTATCACCTAGCTCAACACTGCCCATGGGTATTGAGCTAGGTGGTAGCGGCATTGGTGGAATACCTGCTGGTAGGTTTGATGGTTGTTGACTTGGTTGATTGGTGTTTTGTGGTTGATTAAAAGTAGGTACGTGTTGAACGACCTGTTGGATGACAGGATCATCTGATACTATACTCTTAATCTTCGTTCGAATCAACTTCCATTGTGGCGCTGTTGGAACCCAGTCCTTTTCTTGCAATTCTTCAACACCCTCTAACCAAGCGGTGAACTCCGCCAAGGTTACTGTCTTTTTCGTTCTTGGTGTTCTTTTTCTAGCCATATTGTTCTCCATCAGACGAAGTCGCCAGCGACTTTCCCCTTGAGATACTTATTGTATGCGTCGGACGGGCTCACATTGATCCACGCTTCCGGCGATATTGGATGACACAACATCTGGTTCTTGCTCATAGATGGTGCAACATTCGCGTAGTTCGGGTGGTAGTTTGTTGCTGATACTGACACTGCTTCTACCATATTGTAGTTTGGTCCATACACCATCGCCTTAAACTCCTTACCAGCTACCGAGGCAATATCAACGACATCAAGTTGCATCGTTTCTTCATCACATACCAATATACTCCAACTAGCAGGAAGGGCAAAGTGAAAACCATCGACTTGCAATTCGATGGTTGGACTAACTATCTCCTCCAACACAAACAAATTAGTCAGAGTAAAATCATCCATTGTCATATCCAACACCCAGAACATTTCAGCGATAGTGGGGGTTGTAATACTGTCAAGTATTGTTGGTGTTGAGTTTTCGTCAAATATCATCATTTAGTTGATTCTCCAACTACTAATTATAGTACATCCGGTGTGGAGTAGTCAACAGATTTCTTGGTGTGAGGGTACTTTGCTTCCTTATAAAACTTCACACGCTCTGCCATATGCTTACGACCATACTTCAAATCGGAACAAATATCAGTAACATCCACATGATCCTTGTCCGGAGCTTTTCTCAGTCCACGACCAATCGTCTGTATGACCCTGATGAATGATTTACCAACATCAATGAACATCATGTTGTATATGCGCTTGATATTCAAACCTGTAGAAGCGATCTGTACTGTAGCAATAACGACAAGGTTGTCATTCTCCTTGAATAGCTCATACACTTCCTTCCGTGCTTTCATCTTGTCAGCACCCGACAGAAACATAGCGCCTTCAACATAACCCGTTAGCTTCTTACCAAAGCGAACACCATCAACCAAGCATAATACATTGCCCTTACCTTCATCACGCTTTTTTTCAATGTGACGTGCGATGTATTTCAAGCGTGCATCATCGGATTGGTTGTATTGCTTTTCGGAAGTATAGTCCGGAAAATATTCGTCCTTGAACTTTCTGTATGTTACTGGTTTGCCGATTGTGTTTGATTTATATTCTTCATAGTCTTCCTTGAAGTTAGCTTCCAGTTGTAGTACTTCAATGTGAAGCGATGCGAGATAATCTTCATCTATAAGTTCGTGAGCAGGCTTGGTATATTGTACGGAGCCAACAGCTATGCGAACAGCCATAGCATCAGTTTCAGCTTTTGGTAGAGTACCTGTTACACCAAAACGATACGATATATTCTTGCCATATTCATTCAACAACTTTGTCAATATCTGTCCTTTCAACCCATGACACTCATCGACGATGATCATATCAAAGTCTTGAATAATTGTTGGGTTGTTTTGTAGAGCTTGCCACGTTGATACGATATGTGTGTGGTTCAGATCCTTTACTTCACCACTATATTGTCCAACATCAACGCCGAAGAAAATGTACTCCTCGACAGTCTGATCCGTCAGGTTTTTATCAGGTACGATGATTATTGATTTCATGTTGAACTCACCATACACGAGAGCCAATGCTGCTGTCATACTGGTGTTGTGTGTGACGATATAATCGTCAGTTATGTACAAGTGGTCAGGGTGATCTATCATAATGCATTGCATTGGTTCATCTTCGATGCGAACAACCGATTTCACACGTCGCATTAACTCAACGCGCCCATTTGCGTGGATTCCACAACGCTCGAGCTTGCGTGTGAGTTTAAACAACATTCGAGTGTCGGGGAATCCCACGATACAGTCATATGCTAGCCTAGCATTTTCTCTCGTGCGAATGTTGCATGTTCCACCCAGAGACCATATTATTTGTTGGACTTGAGTGGCTAGAATTAAACTGGTGGTCGAGTATGATACTGAACCGTTTGTTCCGACTGTACCGTCAGAATCAAACAAACCTCTGATCAATTCAAACCGTTGCTCTACCGTCGAGTTTATATATTTGCTCGGGATTGCTTTTTGATATGAGAGTGTTCCGTGCACTCCAAGGTCCTCCAAAATATTGACGAGAGGGTTTTTGTTGTTATTTTGTGCCTGTTGGTCTTTTACAATTCTGTAATCACACCCATACCCACTAAACTTTGTTTTCAACTTCAGAGCTTGTAGAGCTGGTTGTATATTATCCAACACTTCAACATCGGCAGTGGAAATCATAGGGGTTGCTTGTCTCAAACAACCATCGCCAATCAACACCCCAAGCAAATATGGATCAAGCGGGAGTCGTTCTTCAGGACCCAAACTCTCAACGGGTTGTACCAACGGAATGCTGATGTTGCCAGGCACGTGTTGTCCGCTAGCCTTTAGCTCCAAAAAATCAGCCATATACTGTGTATCAACAACATCACTTATAGTGTTAGCTCTGTACGTGAATTCGGGACGTTTGACTTTCCACAAATGTTCCTTTCCAGCAACGGTTGACGAACCGTCGTGGAAAGTGACACGATATGCTTCTTTTGACGCTTGTGGAAAGATTCCCGTGATGTCAGCTACTGTACCATCTGGGCATATAACAACGTGATTCGTTGTGATGTCTCCCATACGGACCCAACCATCGGTTGTAAGAATTAGCGAGTTGAGTGATTGCATTTTACCTCCACCCGTACCACAAATACCAATACCACCGGCATTATCAATCAGAGCGTTTGTCATACCAACTTGGTAATTACGCATGATCCAATCTTCACCCGTTTCTGGATCTTTTACGCCACGATCAGCAAAGAATCGCTCTGTAATGGGTTCTGGAAACACAGCTTCACCTTCGCGACGATCATCAATTTCAATATCATACCGAAGACCTATCAATCGTGGAATGATATCGTCAAGAAGGTTTACGTGTGTCTTTCCCGTCTTGTGGAAGAAGCGTATCTTACCATCCCACGAACCCAATTTGAATTTTGGATTGAAAAAGTGGTTCGCAGCGAACATACCATATTCTTCATAGAAGTATAAGATGTGGTCATCTTTGAGGTTGGTGATGAAACAATTTACTTCGTCCTGTATGACGATCTTACATTTGCGTTGTTTTGTCACTGGGATAGTGCCGCCCAGCAAGCTGCTATTATTAGCACAACAACTATGATTGCTAATATTTGTCCAAATATGATCATAGAATATTGTCCTCAACCTGTGCTACGATTGCCCTCGTAATGTTGTTAAGGGCGTACCCTCGTTGTCTGAACGCATCAACAAGACTCTCATATTGTCCATACATTTCCTCAACCTCAATCAGATACCCACGCATTCTAATATAGGCATCCTCGTTGGCAATGTATTTTAATATCTCACGCTCGCCAAGTTCTCTGGAATGCTTTTCTTTGAAGTTGCGAAATAGCTTTCCTTCCACGCGCTTCACTTCACCCTCGAAGTGCTTAACGAGTGATTTTACTTCGATTCGTTTTTGGTCATAATAGCTCTGCCATATAGGATTCTCCATGTTGGCTTCCTTTATGGTTTTACCTTTGAACCGCAGGTGTTCTTCAGCTTCTTTCAAATACCCTTCGTACTCATCTAACAAGTCTGGTAGGTGTGCGTATTGGTTGTCTGCTGAACCAGCGTCGAATATTCTACTCAATGAAATTGTCCCAAAGGGTTCTTTGCTTTCATTAAAATAGCAATACGTTCCTTCTCACTGAGGATAGGTTCTGCTACTTCTTCCGGCGCTGCTGTTGGAAGTTGCTTCATGTCATCGTCCATGTTGTCAAGGAATTCGAAAACATAAGCAGCATCTTCCTTTAGCACCAGATCAAGCGGGAGGTACATACACAATGCTCGTTGGAAGTATTGAGCGTTGTCGTCCGTAACGGTAATTGCTTCGCCCCCACCCGGTGGTGTGAATGTTGATCCGACAGGATACACCAGAGTGCCCATTAATTCAACAGCATCTTCTATGTTAGCGATTGACCGCCATTCCACACTACACTGGGTCAGTTCATTATTTTGGGTAATGTACCTGATGACGCCAGCGATAGTCTCCGGTATAGAGTCTATAATCGCCTGTGTGATGTTTTCCCAAACTTCGTCTCTTGCAATGATCAGTTCTTTAAAATCAGTCATTAAACTCTCCAGATTGAATCTTGCACTTCCATAAGGAGGTGGGCAGCAAATTTTGTGTTTGGCTTTTGTCGTAATTGTGTTGTTGGTTGGAGCATTTTGATTTCCGCTTCCAGCTTCAATGCCACGTTCAATACTTCTTCGTATGTCATTGACCCATTACGAATGTTCAGAAGTTCAGCGGCATCAGGTCGTTTAACCAAAACCACACCATCGCGCATCGCTTCAACACCCATACGCAACAGCCGAACAAGATGCATAGCGTGTTTAGTATCATATCCATGAGCTTCTTCAAGAGCGGAACGCTTGACGTTTCTACTCTTCTTCCAATCCCAGTATTGTTTCCACTTATCACAAGCTAGTCTCCACTCTTCCCTGTTGAATTTGATAATCGCGAGAGGTGCTGGTAGTTGTGTTCGGTCAATGTTGTCAATATTATCGTTCAGTGATCCATCTTGTGGACGAATTGCTGATCTGTGACTCATAGGAACCACACCATATGTATCAGAACCATAAGGCACGAGCATTGCACCCTCATTAAAAAGTCTGATGCTGAATTTGCTCGGGAGAACCTTTTGATCACCAAACCATTGGATCAGAGAAACATAATCACACTGCTGTGGTTTGTCTTCTGGTTGTGGTTGGTTGATCCACTTATTGTGTCCTTTGATTCGTTTCAATTGAGACATAGCGTAGCCGCTTGTGGTGTAAGCGATTTTAGCTGATAACAACTCCTCACGGTGTTGGCGAAGCAGGTCGTAAGCTGGTGTACGGAACGTGATGTCTGAATTGGCCGTCCATAGCAATTCAATAATATTAGGGTTGCAGTCAACAGCCAATTTCATGAAGTGGTTCAACTCGAAGTATTTAGTATCTTCGCCTTCACCAACATGTTCTCTGACAGGGAAGAAAGGTGTTCTGATTTGTACAGGGTCAGCACAAAATATTCCACGAATGTCAACATCCGATTCGGGCGTGTTTGTGCCATATGCTATCGACCCAGCGTACATCTCAACTAACTTGTTCATTTTACATTTCATATCAACACAATACATCAACTATTGTGATTCGTCAACACAAATTTCTTCTTACCACAATCCCATATGCGCAAAATGTTGTTGTTGTTGCAATTTTCGGTTTCAGTTAACATTGGATCATAGTTAGTTAACATGTTTGGCAGATTTTTATGTCTGTAGTTGAATTTATGCGTTCGTGTGTGCCCGTCTTTAGAATAATAATAGTCTGGTGGGATAGTAGCTTCAAGCTCCCAACCGTTGATGTCATACAGACTACCCGTAGACCATCTACAATCAGCAAAAGATATTATTTTACTCCACTCGTGTGTTCGTTGAAAATGTTTTACTAACTTACTGAAGCCGCCAACCACGCGGGTGGATGTTGCGTATCTGTTTAGATAATGCTGACGTTGTTGGTGTATTAAGGTCATACACGCAACCAACTCGCCAGTGTAATACAACCCAACGCTGATAGAACCTGGACCGTTACCCTGGATGTGATTTTTTTCGAAAAATTGTTTCTTTTCAGTTTGGGTGACGTCCCGTATCTCACACTGCCTAGCATACACAACCTGTGATTGGTCAAACCCGAGTGCATTTGTTAACTTGCGGCGAACCGCTTCCTCCCGTAACTTCCATTCATCCTCATATACAGTGAATAGTTGTATGTTTTTGTCAGCGGCGAGCAATAATTTGTTTTTGTGGTAGTTTCTATCCTTTCCCTTTTGCTCACTGTGCCAATATAAGCCACAATACTCTATGGCTATATTGTGCGAAGGTATTAATATGTCTAGTTCGTGTCCGTTTAATACTACTCTATCCCCTGTTACGGTTGGCACCATTGTGTTGATAAAGTTGTTTAGTTCTTTCTCACCGGCAGATGCGGGATGACGGATGACCTTTACGTCAGCAGCTTTGCAATACTTGCCCAGTACGCCATCATTGATGCCCAATTCACTACTGATTTGGGTTAATGGTTTTGCCAGCACATGGTGTTGATTAACCAGCCACGACCTGTCAGTTATGTTGTCGAGAATGTTAGCATTATACCGCGGGGGCTGAATTCTGTTTATATAATCCGTATTTAACACTCGGGTTCGTTTGGCACACTCCGGACAACCTGATTTTTTTGATATGTGATCTGTTGGTGTTTGTTCAAAAATTCCGTGGTGTTTGCATATTATTTCAACTTTATCACTAGAAGCATTATTCACCGGTTTCCATAACGAATAGTCATATGTGTCACCGTGAACTTCTTCAGCTCGCTTTTTGTATTCTGTTACTGATATCCTCTTTTTAGCAGCTTTCAACAATTCTCCGCACTTTGGACAACCCGCTCCACGTAAGTGATTCGCCACACTCGTATGAAACAACCCGTGTGCATTGCATACAACAGGTATGTTGCGTTTGTGGTATCCTCCATCGTAGCAAACCCAACGGGAATAATCATATTTGTTGTCGTGGACGGCGTTTGCCCTGTCGATATAAGACTTAATACGTGCATCAAACATGTCATATACTCAATGTGATGATAACGAAAGAGTGGCCCCGTAGGGCCACATCTTCTTATACGTCCTTCAAGTCGTCTTCACCTGCAACGTTTTTGATGCGTCGCTTTTTCATTGAATCCAACTCATCAGGTGGAGCTTCCTCCTCACCTTCTTCTACAATGGCTTGTAGATAGGTTGACTTCTGTGTGCGCAGTTGATCCAACAATATTGGTCCATACTCATCAATCTGTGTCCGACGGTAGTTGTTATCAGGATCTGACGTCAACTTGATATATGCGCCAGCTTTCTTGGCTAGACCAAGATCTATGGCCACCTCCAACAAACCGTTGTACGGATCCATACCACCATCATACGGGACTTCAATTGTAACTTCCTGGAACGGTTTTGCGAAACGCGTTTTATATCCGTGAACTTTCATACGAATGCCCAACACTTCCCGTTGCCCTGTTTCCTTCAGCTTCAGTTTGGTTAACATAGCTATTTGTGACAGAGAGAACTTCACAGCCCCTGAAACAATCCAACGACCCTCGCCGTTCATCACATCTTGGTTTTCGTATACCTGACAGGTGATAACGATAGCAATATTCAACTTGGCGATACTGTGAACGAATCCGCGTAGCATAGCTTTGTTCTGCTTATTGCGTTGCCCTTGATCGCCTTTCTGAACACCCTTCTTTTCGTTTTCCCATTCAGTGTCCGTTAGGAGCATGTCCAGGGAGTCCAAGACGATTAGCATCTTCGGGCCATCGTCACCATAATCAGCACGATATTGTTTAACAACATTCGATACCGTTGTCTTTACTTCAGCGTTTGTCACAACCGGGAAGTACATATAGTCTTCGTGGTCTGGATCAACACCTATTTTACTAGTAAAATCATCATCAAGAGCGTTCTCTGAATCAAGAACAACTACCATGAAACCATCCTTTTGCGCTTCACGAATGATGTTACCTGCAATAAAACTCTTACCAGCGCCAGATGGTCCAGCAATGCCTGTAAGTCGTCCCTGAGGAATCATACCGTCAAAATCACCTGACATAGTATAATTCGCTACATGATTTCCACAAGAAATCCACCACCGAGGCGGCTGAGCTGAGCCCGCCTCGATACCAGCTTTCTTGAGGTCTTTCGCTATACCTTCAAGAAATTTATTTTTTGCCATTTCGGATTACTTCTTGTTCCGGTTGCGAATCTTGGCAAGGATAGCGTCGGCTGCTTCAGATGAATCACCGGATGATTCTTCCTTGGCGGGAGCGTCTTCCTTGACTTCAGCTTTAGCTGGTGTGTCGTCTTCGGCAGGTGCTGCTTTTTCCTTCTTCTTGAAGGACATGGTAGATGGAGCATCTTCCCTGGTTTCGTTGTATTCACCACCGGTCAGGGCTGCTTCCAACATACCTTCTACACGCTCCAACCCTGGGTTTGGCGGCAATAAAGTACTGAGTTCAACCATGTTGTCCGTTGCAACAGCAATTTCATCTTCGGTCAGGTCAGTCGCTTTACGAGCGAAGTTTGAACCAACAGCGTATGTTGCGTACTCGCCTTGCTTGGACTTCTTAATTACGAAGTTACAACCACCTTCGTATGCGTATGGAATTTCATCCAGTTCACCGCCTTCGAAAGCTGCTTTGATGATTTCAAACAGTTGATACCCCAGAGAGATAGCACGAACTTGTCCTTCGTGTGTTTCACCTGTGTTGGTGTCTTTCGGTAGTGGATCTTCGATGATCAGAGCCTGAACGATGTGTTGCTTCTTGCGCCAGTATAGGCTACCGTTCTTCTTGTCATCGTCTTTGTAATAGCCTTGCGAGACTTTACAGATTGGGCATTCTTCGCCATACATCTTCAGGCACGGAACAGTCTTGCGTTCGCCGTTGATTGTAAGGTTATGGGTAAGCTTTTCTACCATGAAGCCAAGAGGATTGCTTTCGTCAAGGTCTGGTAGGAAGCGAATAATACATTGCTCACCTTCTTTCATGTTCCAGAAGGGATAGTAGTTATTCGGACGTGAAGTTTGTTTGTCGTCTTTTTTGAATTGCGAACGTAGTTCTTCGAGTGATTTTCTAGCCATTGTCTAATTTCCTAGGTTGTCTAATTTAATTGTCTTGTACAGCTTGTGATAGGTTATTTTTGTTTTAGTTCAAAGCCCATCTTTGAACTGTTAACATTGTTGTGCTAACGTTGTATTTATGGTGAACCTTTGAATGATTGCTTATTTCCTATGCAGTGATATTATGCTAAAATGGGCAGTAGGTCAACATTTCATGTAAGGTGAGTTTATGTGGTCTGTAATGGGTCCCGTGTTAGATGATCCCAGGTGATGGTGTGGACATATATGAAAACCCTAACATTGTTCGTAGGTACTGTCCAAAATAATCCAAGCCAACCTCCGTAGCAATGGGGGTATAATTGGATGCTGCTCCATCATTTGTAATTGCGTATGCTGCGGGTTCTGTTCCTATTGGCGTGGACAACTCTCTGCGGAAAATAATATGATTAAAATATGTGCTGGTACTCTGCCAGTTTATAGTAGCTCGTGGGACTACTATATACTTTTGGTAATATAAACTTTCATCGTTGCCACCTGCCCAATTATTGTTCAGTGTTTGTAGCATCATGACACCGTTTAACCAAAGCTCTATGACACCAGAAGCGCCCGCGAAGCCGTCTGAAAGAGTATTACCAACCAACCGTAATGTTATGTAATTAACCGCGGGGCGGTTGGATGGTGTGTAAATTGTGTTTGTGGCGGCCGTGCCTGCAGTGTTGGGATATGTCATGCGAATACCACCCGTCCTTCTGTCGTATGATAGCCTAATGTAATAATTGGCGGTGGTACCAAACTGCAAAGACATCATGTCTTCGTATAACGGAGAGCCTGTTGTTGTCGCAGATGTTGTAAATGCAAATGACATTTCCAGTGCTGGTGTAGTCAACGACAAGCGTTCAGTGAGCACTGGCCACACGTCAATGTTAGCCCCCGATTGTGTGGGTGTGAACCATCGCTGGTCTGTTGGTGGTTCATCAATCAGTACAATAGCGGTTGACGCTAAATTATTATTCACTGCCTTCACGTATGGGTTGAGTAACATATCGGCAGGTGTTTCGTATCCCTCGGCTGCAAATGCTGACAGCAGTGGGGTTGGTGATGGTTCATTGTTGAAATATGTGAATGGCACAACGGATGTAGTTATGCCGTACGACGCATCTTCAACAACAACCCTTGCCGAAGGTACGGTGTTGAGTGGTGTGGTCCATGCATCAAACACCATCATGTGATTTGATTGCGAGAAGTCACTGGCGTTAAATTCAACACTTGTTTGCAGTATGGTGGTCGGGTCAAACCCCGGACCCGTCAACGCTCCTGCTAACTCATACAATAACACCCCATTTAAGAATATCTGAATGACGCTAGTGCCCGAAGACCCGTATTTAAGCCTGAAGGTGTAAAAACTAACTACACCTCTGGTAATAAACATATTTGTCACGAACCCCGCAGGAGTGTCAGCGCCATTTACCTCTACACGAGGGACCTGGTAATAAGCATTGAACCTAAATACACCAACGTCTCCCGTTGATGTTGTTGTCTTGAGTGTGAACAAAGCAGGAGCACCCGATATGGCATAGTGGTATTGGAATACAGCAAACGATGCTTCGATTTCCGTGCCTGTTACTGTGGTGATGAGAGTGGATTCGCCGCTGCTTGTACGGCTATGTTCGAACCACTTCTCACCAACTTCAGGAACAGGTAACCGATCAACTGTTACACTCTGTGTAAAGCTATTAGGAGCAGTCCAGTTGGGGTTTGCTGATATTGAACTTCTGGTTGTATACCGGATAGCGTTTATTGCTTGCACTAAAGACATGTGGTTTTTACCCTGTGGTGTTGGTGTAGACTATCATATGTTTATAGTGTACGTGCTATGCTTAGCGTAAAAGACACATCGGAAGCACCATTTTGAACGACAGTGTCTATTGTGAGGATGTCGTTCGCCACAAGCGTCACTGTGGTAGATATTGTTACTGTACCCTGTGTTGCGCCGTCGAGTATTTCAACAGTACCGATCTGTGTGCCATTGCGTTTGATGGTAAAGCTGGCTGGTCCACCCGACGGTGCTATGACACAAACAACGTTAGGGTGCCCTGCCGTATTGATAGTATACGCCCCTGGTATGACAAACTGTGCTGTTTGTGTAGCGTCAGGTAGTACCCCTGCAAAACTCATCGGTATGAATGATGTAGCGTAGGTATCAACATAAGCTTTGGTTGCCAACTCCTGGGGATTGACAGGGTCAACACCGACAGCAACAGAGGTGAACGTTTTAATACCAGAGATTAATTCGTTACCTGATGCGTGCACATAATCAGCTTCTGTGAAATCGGTAATATCTGATTTTGCAACGGATGTCAAACCAGCATTATCATCTACGTATTTTTTGGTTGCCAGTTGTTGATCAGCAACGGGTGATACAGCTGTTATCATTCCAGTAAAATCTTTATTACCACCAATAATATCGTCACCTATTGTACGTACATAATCTGATTCATTGAAATCAGTAATATCTGCTTTTGCAACGGATGTCAAACCAGCATTATCATCTACGTATTTTTTGGTTGCTACCTCTTGATCAGCAACGGGTGCGACGGAGATGGGTGCAGAGGTGAACGTTTTAATTCCAGCGATTAATTCGTTGCCCTCAGGACGTACGAAGTTACCTGGTATGAAAGCACTACCGTCCCAAATCACTGTTTGTCCCATAACCGGAGGGTTTGTAACCAGATCAACGTCTGTCAGATCATTCAAAACCGTGATACTTCCAGCTGCTGCTGAAAACGCGGTCAATTCATCATCTACGTATTTTTTGGTTGCTACCTCTTGATCAGCAACGGGTGTTACGGAGATTGGTGCAGAGGTGAACGTTTTAATACC